ATGAACAAATATGTAGTAATGACGGGCAGAGATGATGTAGTGGTTTTAAACGCCGATGACAGCAAGTCGGTTAAGGCATACATAGCAAAAGGATACGGGATAACAAATCGTATCAAGTCAAAGCACCCGCTTGAAATGAGTGTTGCGAAGATTATAAAAGAAAATGACCGTTAGAGTGGGCACTCGTAAACGGTCAAATAACAAAAACACATAGATTATTAATCTATGTCAACATTATACCACGGAAAGGAACGAAAATCAATGATAAAGATAAATGAATTACAGCTTGAAAATGTCAAGCGAATAAAGGCGGTAAAACTTGAGCCGGCACAGAATGGTTTAACGGTTATCGGTGGTAAAAACGGACAGGGTAAAACTTCTGTCATAGACAGTATAGCGTGGGTACTGGGCGGTGACAAATACCGTCCGTCACAACCACAGCGTGACGGCTCGGTCATTCCGCCTATTCTTCACATAGAATTGTCAAACGGTTTAATTGTGGAGCGCAAGGGCAAGAACAGTGCATTGAAAGTAATAGATCCGAACGGTAACAAAGGCGGTCAACAGCTTTTAAACGAGTTTATCGAACAATTTGCATTGGATCTACCGAAGTTTATGCAAGGCACATCAAAAGAAAAAGCTGAAATACTGCTTCAAGTAATCGGTGTCGGAGAGCAGTTATATGAAATTGAAAACAGAGAAAAACAACTTTACAACGAACGTACCGCAATCGGCAGAATAGCAGACCAAAAGAAGAAGTTTGCGGAAGAAATAGTCGATTATCCCGAAGCACCGAAAGAACTGATTTCAATCTCGGAGCTTATTTTAAAGCAACAGGAGATACTCGCGAAGAACGGTGAAAACCAACGTAAACGTGAAAAAGCACAATCACTTTTAAAGCGTTCCGAAGATTTAAAAGCACAGATTACAAATCTTCAATCACAACTTGATGTTGTACTTTCGGATCTTGAAATTGCACAAAAATCGGCACTTGATTTGCACGACGAATCAACCGAAGAACTTGAACAGAACATCAAGAACATTGAGCAGATAAACATTAAAGTTCGTGCCAATATGGATAAAGATAAAGCCGAAGAAGAAGCGAAAGAATACAAGGACAAGTATGACGAGCTTACTACAGCTATTAGTAACGTTCGTAAAGAAAAGACGAATTTATTGAAGAATGCAAATCTGCCACTTGATGGACTGTCGGTTGAGGACGGCGAGCTTACATACAAAGGCTTTAAGTGGGATAACATGAGCGGTGCGGAGCAGATGAAAGTATCAACGGCTATTGTCAGAAAGCTCAATCCCGATTGTGGTTTTGTACTTCTTGATAAGTTGGAGCAAATGGATACCGACACATTAAAAGAGTTCGGTGAATGGCTTGAAAAAGAGGGATTGCAGGCAATAGCCACAAGAGTAAGTACAGGTGAAGAATGCAGTATCATCATTGAGGACGGATATTCAAGCGAATCAAGCACAGCAACACCTAATGCGACAAAAACTTGGAAAGAGGGAGAATTTTAATGGATATTACAAGCGGAAAAATCGAATCGGCACAAAAAGTAATCATATACGGCCCTGAGGGAATAGGCAAATCAACGTTTGCGTCGAAGTTCCCAAGTCCTCTGTTTTCGGATACAGAGGGCAGTACAAAACATATGGACGTAAGACGTTTGCCTAAGCCTACCTCTTGGACATTGCTAAAAGAGGAAGTAGCATATGTCAAAGCAAATCCGACTGTATGCAAAACATACATTATAGATACTTTTGACTGGGCGGAAAGACTTTGTATTGCAAAGATATGCGCAGATAATAACAAAAAAAGTATTGAGGATTTCGGATACGGTTCGGGATATGTGTACGAATTAGAGGAAATAGGCAGATTTTTAAATTCACTTGATGAATTGATTGAATTGGGTATCAATGTAGTTTTGACGGCTCATGCACAGTTGCGCAAATTTGAACAGCCGGACGAAATGGGAGCATATGACCGTTGGGAGTTGAAACTCGGCAAAAAAACAAGTTCGCAGATTTCACCTATTTTGAAAGAGTGGGCGGATATGATTTTATTTGTCAATTATAAAACATTTTCGGTTGCGACAGATGACAAAGGAACAAAACATAAGGCACAGGGCGGTACAAGAACAATGTACACCACACATCACCCTTGTTGGGATGCGAAAAATCGTCATAATCTTCCGGACGAAATGCCGTTTGAATATGAACGAATTGCACATTGTTTTAAAGATAATGCACCGACAGTCGCACCACATATAGAGCCGACTGTTTCACAGGTAGTCACACCACCACAAAAAATGACAGTTGCACCGCCTGCACCGCCGATTGACAACAACGTATCAGACGAAAGAAAAGAATTTGATACACCGGCACAATCGTTTGATATGCCGAACGGAAATATACCGAAAGCATTGTCGGATTTAATGCAGATTAATAAGGTAACAGACGCAGAAATCAGACAGGCAGTTGCGTATAAAGGATATTATCCCGAAGATACACCGATAGAAAATTACGACGCTGATTTTATCAACGGTGTATTGGTAGGAGCATGGAATCAAGTATTTGAGATTATAAAGAAAATGAGAAATGAGAATGTATTTCAAGGAGGTAACGAATAATGGCAGAAGAAAGAGAATTTGGTTGGGATGATGAAATAGAAAACGACAATGAGTTTCAAATATTGCCCGACGGTGATTATAATTTTACGGTAACAGGCTTTGAGCGTGGCAGACATCAAGGAAGTGCTAAACTTCCGCCGTGCAATAAAGCGATTATAACATTAAACGTTGCGGACGGCAAAGGTAATCAAGGTACGATTAAACACAACCTGTTTTTACATACCAAAACAGAGGGAATGCTTTGCGCATTTTTTACCGCAATAGGACAGAGAAAACACGGTGAAAAATGCCGTATGAATTGGAGTGCGGTTGTCGGAGCAACAGGCAGATGTAAAATCGGTATACATGAATATACAAGCACAAAAACAGGTGAAGTCTTAAAATCCAATAAAATCAAAAAATTCTATGAGCCGACAGGAACACAAGCCGAACCAACGCAATCTCCGTCGTCGTCATTTACTCCGGGAAGTTTTTAAGGCGGTGTAATAAATGGAATTAAGACCATATCAAAATGAAGCTAAATCAGCCGTTTTCCGCGAGTGGGAGAACGGCTGTAATAAAACATTGCTCGTTCTTCCGACAGGGTGCGGTAAAACAATAGTTTTTGCAAAAATAACGGAAGAATGTGTGCGAAAAGGTCAGCGTGTTTTAATACTTGCACATCGTGGGGAACTGTTGGAACAAGCGTCTGACAAGATTATGAAAACAACCGGCTTAGGTTGTGCAACGGAAAAGGCAGAGGAAAGCTGTATAGGAAGTTGGTACAGAGTAGTTGTAGGTTCGGTACAAACACTAATGCGTGAAAAAAGATTAAATCAATTCAAAAGTAATTACTTTGATACTATTATAATAGACGAGGCGCATCATTGCATATCCGACAGCTACAGACGTGTATTAGACCATTTTTGTGATGCAAAGGTATTAGGTGTTACGGCAACACCCGACAGGGGCAATATGAAAAATCTTGGACAGGTTTTTGAAAGCCTTGCATATGAGTATACACTTCCCAAAGCTATTAAAGAGGGATATTTAAGTCCGATAAAGGCTCTGACAATTCCGTTAAAACTTGATTTGACAGGCGTAGGTATGCAAGCAGGGGATTTTAAATCAAGTGATATAAGTACGGCACTGGATCCGTATTTGTATCAGATAGCCGATGAGATGACAAAGCACTGCAAAAACAGAAAAACGGTTGTATTTCTGCCACTTGTAAAGACGAGTAAAAAGTTTAGAGATATTCTGAACGAAAAAGGTTTTAAAGCGGCGGAAGTAAACGGCGAAAGCAAAGAAAGAGCAGAAATATTAAATGATTTTGAAAACAATAAGTATAATGTGTTGTGCAATTCAATGCTTTTGACAGAGGGTTGGGATTGCCCCGATGTGGATTGCGTTGTCATATTAAGACCTACAAAAGTACGCAGTTTGTACAGTCAAATGGTAGGACGCGGAACAAGACTTGCACCGAATAAGGACCACTTACTTTTACTCGATTTTTTATGGCATACGGAACGACACGAACTGTGTCACCCCGCACATTTGATTTGCGAAAATGAAGAAGTTGCCGTAAAAATGACGGAGAATATCGAAAATGCGGGTTATCCTGTTGACATAGAAGAGGCAGAGGAAAAGGCAAGCGAAGATGTAGTTGCACAAAGAGAAGAGGCACTTGCAAATCTTCTTGCGGAAATGAAGAAACGTAAGCGTAAATTGGTTGATCCTCTGCAATTTGAAATGAGCATACAAGCCGAAGATTTATCGGGATATGTACCGACATTCGGTTGGGAAATGTCGCCTCCGTCAGACAAACAAATAAAGGTACTTGAAAAATACGGAATATTCCCTGATGAAATAGATAACGCAGGTAAGGCAACCAAACTGCTTGAACGATTGGAGAAAAGACGTGTGGCAGGACTTACAACTCCAAAGCAAATACGCTTTCTTGAAAGTCGAGGTTTTCAGCACGTCGGTGTTTGGGAGTTTGAAAAAGCAAAAAATCTTATTGACAGAATTGCCGCAAACGGTTGGCGAATACCGTCGGGGATAAATCCGAGTGAATATTAAAGGAATTAAGATATGAACGATTATAATTTGACAGAAATTCTTGAATATATTGATCCGTCAACTTGCAGTTATCAAGAGTGGATAAACGTAGGTATGGCACTAAAACACGAGGGATATACGGTATCTGATTGGGATATGTGGAGTATGAAAGACGTAAACCGTTACCATAGCGGTGAATGTGCAAAGAAGTGGGCGACATTTCAAGGCTCATCTGCTCCCGTTACTGCCGGAACTATTATTCAAATGGCTAAAGAAAACGGATACCATTATGAAAATGTATCAGCCGAGCTTGATTGGGACAGTGAAATAGGTTCTAAAGACGAACTTGTTGTAGTAGACAGGAACTGGCTTGAACGCAGTGAGATACATATTCCCGAACAATGGAATCCGACAGAGCAGATTATCACATACCTCGAAACACTTTTTGCGCCGGATGAAAATGTAGGCTATGTTACGGAAAGTTGGGAACATGACGGAAAATTCTTGCCGTCAAAAGGTTGCTATGACAGAACGGCAGGTCAGCTTATAAAGGAACTGTACCAATGCAAAGGTGATATAGGGAGCGTGTTCGGCGATTATAACAGTGAAGTCGGGGCATGGATAAGATTTAATCCGCTTGACGGAAAAGGTGTGAAAAACGAAAACGTAACGGAGTTCAGATATGCACTTGTCGAATCCGATACAATGGACATTTCGGCACAAAAAGCCATTATAACAGAATTGGAATTACCTGTTGCGGCACTCGTATACAGTGGTAAGAAAAGCCTTCACGCAATAGTGAAAATTGACGCATCAACGTATGAAGAATATAAAAAGCGTGTCGATTATCTGTATAACGTGTGTAATAAAAACGGCTTGAAACTTGATATTCAGAATAGAAATCCGTCAAGATTATCGCGTATGCCGGGCATAATGCGTAACGGTAAAAAACAATATCTTCTTGATACCAATATCGGTAAAGAAAATTGGAATGAGTGGCGTGAATGGATTGAGAGCGTGAATGATGACTTACCCGATCCGGAAAGTATGGCGGACGTGTGGGATAACTTGCCCTCTCTTGCACAACCGCTTATTGACGGAGTTTTAAGACAGGGACATAAAATGCTTATAGCAGGACCGTCAAAGGCTGGTAAATCATATGCACTTATAGAATTGTGTTGTGCCATTGCAGAGGGCAAGAAATGGCTTGAATGGAACTGTACACAAGGCAGAGTGATGTATGTTAATCTTGAACTCGACAGAGCAAGCTGTCTGCACCGTTTTAAGGACGTTTATACAGCACTTGGCATAGCACCCGACAATCTATCCAACATTGATATTTGGAATCTTAGAGGACGCAGTGTACCAATGGACAAGCTCGCTCCGAAACTTATACGCAGAGCAAGCAAAAAGAATTATATAGCGATTATAATTGACCCTATATATAAGGTTATAACAGGCGACGAAAACAGTGCAGACCAAATGGCGCATTTTTGTAATCAGTTTGATAAAGTGTGTACAGAACTCGGTTGTGCGGTTATATATTGTCATCATCACAGTAAAGGTGCTCAAGGCGGTAAAAGAAGTATGGACAGAGCTTCGGGTTCGGGTGTGTTTGCACGTGATCCAGACGCACTTATCGACCTTGTAGAACTTGAATTGAACGACGATATATTAAAACAGGAAAAGAATAAGGCAGTATGTAAAGTATGTGAGGGTTGGTTATATAAATACGATAAACTGTATCATGCCTCACAGGATGACTTGTGTTCTGAAACGCAAATGCTTGCATTGTGCCGAGAATACCTTGAAAACAATGCCTATGAGTGCGTTATAGAAGATGTCGGTAAAGTAAGAAAAGAGGTAGAAAGCCGTAGTGCGTGGCGTATAGAGGGTACGCTTAGAGAGTTCCCGAAGTTCACACCGGTAAACCTGTGGTTTAAATATCCGGTACACAGTATTGATAATATCGGAGTGTTAAAAGACATTGCAGTTGATGACGGAATGCCTACATGGAAGAAGAATTTTGCTAAAAAGAAAACGGACGCTGAACGTAAAACAGAACGTAAAAATTCACTTGAAACGGCATTCGAGGCGTGCGGAATCGATGATAAAGTGACAGTAAAATCTATGGCGGAATATATGGGCGTTACGGAAAAAACAGTAAGAAACAGATTGAAAGAACACGGTGGATTTTGGATTGATGAGGGTCAAGTAGGTAAGAAATAAGAGGGAAAATGTCGGAGGGAAAATTACTCTTAAAAATTTCACTGATAAGGAAAAAGTCGAAAAAATTTCTTTCCTTTCCTTAAGGAAAAAGTCGAGAAAAATTAAATTTTCCTTAGGGAAGAAAAACTCGGGAAAATATCGACTTTTTCTCGAGGGAAGGAAAATGTATATATACTACGTATATATAAAGGTTTCCCTTTCCCTAAGGTCAGGGGGAAGTAGTTGTGCGACAGCTTACGCACAACAACTCCTTCCCCTTACTGACTGACAAAGCAAAATTTCAAAATAAGTCAAAGTAAATAAATGGAAGTGAGAAAATGAAAGTACAATTTTTTATGGCAATGATACCGCCGACAAAAACGTATCAAGAAAAAAAGGTTGCAGTCGTAAAAGGTAAGCCGGTATTTTATGAGCCGCCGGAAGTTAAAGCGGTAAGAGAAAAACTTACGGCACATCTTTCGCATTACGCACCGGAAAAAATGTTTGAAAAGCCTGTGCGTATGGTAACAAAGTGGTGTTTCCCTAAAGGCAAGCATTCGGACGGTGAGTATAAGGCAACAAAACCCGATACGGATAACTTACAGAAAATGCTTAAAGACGTTATGACGGAAGTGGGATTTTGGAAAGATGACGCACTTGTGGCAAGTGAAATAACAGAAAAGTTTTGGGCGGAGCAGACGGGTATATTTATAAGCATTGAGGATTTGTGATATGGATATTCTTGAAGTAAAACAAAATCTGAATAAAACGGTTTATTACTCTGATTTTTATAATATCCCCGAACCGACACCGTTTATCCTTAATGCGTGTATCGCAAGAAAAGACCCGAGAGGATTTTTGAAATATTCACTTGAACTGTTGGACAAAACCAAACACGCAGTAATTATTGTGCCGATTGAAAAAGTAAAATTGAAAATTGAATGAAGTGGAGGAAAACGATTTGACGATTAAAGAATGTAAAGAATGGCTTTTGAGAGCGAGAAAGACGGACGAGGAGATTAACGCATTGATTTTGGAGCAGGAGCGAGCATTGACAAACGCAACAAGCACTGTGGCTCAGTCGGGCAGTGAAAAGGTGCAGACGTCAAACGTGAATACTTCGGAGAATAAGTTCATAAGCTATGCCGCTTATTCCGAATTGATAGATAAACGCATTGACAGACTGTATGAGATTAAAAAAGAGATTTTGGAAACCGTGAATAAACTCGATGACGCAACTCTTAGGACTATCCTTATATTGCGTTATCTCAATTTTCAAACGTGGGAAATGATTGCTTGTAAAATGAATTACGGATACAGACATATTTTGCGTTTACACGGTAACGCACTGATTGAAATTAAGAATGTCATTGAATGTCACATTGAACCTGTGATATAGTGTATCATGGAATAAGTAACATAAGCGGTGTATCATCGTGAGATGATGGGTGAATATCTCGTGTAATTGGTGGGAATGGAGATATTAAAAAATTATCAAAAAATGTTTGAAGTTGTAATATTATGGGTATATATCATACGAGGTGATGATATATGTCAAAAAAAGAAGAAGGAAATTTGATAAAAGATATAACCGAAGATGATGAAGAAACTAATCTTTTTAGAGCCGAAATGATGAATATTTATAAGAACAAGACCGAAGAAGAACTTTTGAATGAAAAGTATAGGCTAGAAATAAAAATGTATGAAAATGAGCATAAAAATCCTTTTGACTCGACAGATAGATTGAAATATGCCGTAGATATGGTAAACTCAATCTTAATTCTAGTTTTTTCGGTAATATCAATATTGGTAACTACGAAGAATGTGGTATTAAATGGCAGTGTGCCGGATATGATTTTTATGATAGGATTTTTGTATTTAGTTTATATTATTGTTATAATTTGCTATTTTAGAGATTCAAAAGCAAAAGATAAAAATTTACGAACATGTAAGCAATGTAAAATAGCTTTAATGTGCATAGACGATATACTTAATGAGCGGCAATTTCAAACGGTAGAATGTAATGATAAAGTTAAAAGATATTACATAGAAGTGAGAGATAGAAAATAGAAATTCAAAACACACCTAATCGGGTGTGTTTTTCTTATGGGATAAAACAGGAGGTGATAAGAGTGACTGAAAAGCAAAAGTTGTTTTGTGAGGAATATTTGATTGATTTGAATGCAACGCAAGCGGCGTTAAGAGCGGGATATTCGGAAAAGACGGCGTATTCGATTGGAAATGAAAACTTGAAGAAACCTGAAATTCAAGAATACATTCAAAAGCGGCTGAAAGAGAAAGAGGACGCTCTTATTGCCAAGCAGGACGAGGTATTGAAAACGCTTACGGCTGTTATGCGACGTGAGAAACCCGAAACGGTTGTTGTGACGTGTAAAGCACGTAAATCACACTATGACGACAATGGCAAGAAAGTCACTGACGAGGCGGAGCAACCGATATGTGTTGAAATACCGACAAAGGTGTCGGACGTAAACAAAGCGGCGGAAATGTTGGGTAAATACTACGCATTGTTTACAGACAAATTAAACGTTGACGGTGATATGGACTACAGCATTAAAATTGACTACGGCGGTGAGGACGAATGAACAAAATAACAGTACCGTTCAATCCGATATTCAAACCTGTACATCAATGCAAGAAACGTTACGTTGTAATGAAAGGCAGTGCCGGAAGTGGCAAGAGTGTTGATACTGCACAACTGTACATACTTCGTTTAATGCGTGACAAAGGACGTAATCTTGTATGTGTTAGAAAGTCCGATATAACTAACCGTGACAGTACGTTTGCCGAGCTTGAATCAGCCATAAACCGTATGGGCGTTGGCAGAGCGTGGCGAGTTACGCAAAGTCCGTTGTCGTTCACCTGTGTCAACGGCAACAAGATTATATTTCGTGGTGTAAACGATAACAAGCAACGTGAAAAACTGAAATCAATCACATTTGCAAACGGTAAGTTGACCGACGTATGGATTGAAGAAGCTACGGAGCTTGTGCAACAGGATTTTGAAATTATAGATGACCGTTTGAGAGGTGAACTCCCCGACGGTCTTTTTTATCAGATAAAATTGACATTTAACCCCGTATCGTCAAGTCACTGGATAAAGAAAGTGTTTTTCGATATACAGGACGATAACGTCTTAACGCACCAAAGCACATATTTAACAAACCGATTTTGTGACGAGGCATACAGGCAACGTATGCTACGTCGTAAAGAAGTTGACCCTGAGGGCTACAGAATTTACGGCTTGGGCGAATGGGGCGAAACAGGCGGATTGATATTCTCGAACTATCGCATTGAAGAATTTGATACAGATATGAGCCGTTTTGACGCTATGGCAATAGGACAGGACTTCGGATTTAATCACGCAAATGCTATATTGACGTTAGGTTATAAGGACGGCGATATTTACGTTTGTAATGAACTGTATGTACACGAAATGGATACGACCGAAATTATCACTAAAGCTGACGGGAAGTTCAGCAAAAGTCTTGCAATGTGGTGCGACAGTGCAGAGCCGGACAGGATAAAAATGTGGCGAAAGGCAGGCTATCGTGCAAGGGCGGTTGTTAAAAATCCGAACAGCATACAATCGCAGATTGACTGGTTAAAAGGCAGAAAGATACATATTCATCCGTCTTGCGTGAATGTAATCAAAGAGATACAGCAATGGCGTTGGCGAGTTGATGAAAAGTCGGGCGAGTATACTGACGAACCTGTCAATGTATTTGATGATGCAATGGCGGCACTGAGATACGGCGTTGAGAGTTGGCGCAAGGATAAGAAAGCTAAAATCTATTCAAGAGAGGAGTACGGAATATGATAATTGATGAAGATATAGTCGCAGGCGGTGTGACACCGTTTATCATAACGAAATTGATTGAACGACACGAGCGAGAGCGACAGAGATACCGATTATTGCACGATTACTATATGGGCGACCACCGCATTTTAAACCGCAGAAAAAGGGGCAAAAACGTGGCAAACAACCGCATAATGTGTAATCACGCAAAGTACATAACGGATATGACGCAGAGTTATCTTGTCGGCAATCCTGTAACGTATGCGGTGTCGGACGAATACGATATTGAGGCAATCAAAAACGAATATTTGGAACAGGATATGCCGAGTGTGGACAGTGAAATTGTAAAGAATATGAGCATTTACGGCAAAGCATATGAACTGATTTATGCGGACGAAAAAAGCAAGCCGAGAAGTGTCCGATTGGATCCGGAGCATACATTTGTATGTTACTCACAGTCGGCATTTGAAAAGCCGTTGTTTGCGGTGTATTACTACAAGAAATACGACCTTGACGGCTACTGCACAGGCAGTATTTGTCGTGTGTATGATGAGTCATTTATATATACATACACAGGTCTTGACAGCTATACGGCATTGTCATTGCAAAATGTTGAACCGCATTACTTTTTTGATGTACCTATTATCGAATACAGAAATAATACGGAAATGCAGGGCGATTTTGAACAGCTTATAACACAGATTGACGCATACAATGTGTTGATGTCAGACCGAATAAACGACAAGGAACAATTCGTTAATTCGCTGTTGTTTTTGTGTAATTGCGACCTTGACACCGAACAGGCAAAAAAATTATTGGTAGAACGTATCTTAATGGGTGACGGTGACGCAAAGGCGGAGTATCTGTCAAAGGTGCTGAACGAGGCTGATACAAAGGTGTTGCGTGACGACATCAAGGACGATATACACCGTTTGTCACACGTTCCCGACCTGTCGGACGAAAGTTTCGGCAACAACTTGTCGGGTGTGGCAATAAAGTACAAGCTGTTGGGATTTGAACAGCACGTCAAGAACAAAGAACGTAATTTTGCTAAGACGTTGAGAAAACGTTTGGAGATTTACAACAATTTCTTAGTGACATTAAACGCAATGAAAGAAGTGCCGTCGCACAGAGTTGATATAGGATTTACATATAACTTGCCTGCAAACGAACTTGAAATAGCACAGATGATTAATTACCTCAAAGGTCTTGCGTCTGACGAAACACTTTTAGAGCGTCTGCCGTTTATAACAGACGCAAAGGAAGAAGTTGAAATCGCACGCAGAGAGCAAGCGGAAAAGTCCGCCGAGGATATACGTATCGCTGAAAGTTCGGCAAGGAAAGTAAACTACAATGAAGAGTAAGGCATATTGGGTAAAACGTGCCGTTGAAGTCGAAACATATTTACAATCGCAAGCGGACAGTGTTAAGGACGGTGTAATTAAGGCATATGAGCGAGCAATCAAGAATGTAAACAATGACATTGAGAAAACGTTTAAAGCCTATATTTCAACCGATATACCCGAAAAAGAGGCACGCCGATTAATGAGCATAGCCGACAGCGATAAGCAGTACGAAGAACTGCTTGAACTGTACGACGAAACAGACGACAAGACGGTCAAAAAAGAAATTCTAAACCGCATAAATGCACAGGCATACGGTGCGAGAATTAGCCGATTAGAGGGACTGAAACGTAATGTATATATTTACTTTAGGCACGTTGCAAACGAGGCTATAAAGGAGCAAAAGAAACTGTATGACAGTGCGGTAAAGACGGCGTATTATACGAATATTTTTGATACCGCACAAGGTTTAAACTGCGGTATTGATTTTTCACTTGTACCGCAAAAGGCGGTTAATAAAGTGTTAAGTGAGCCGTGGCACGGTCACAACTACAGCGAGAGAGTGTGGATACATAACGACAGATTTATACAGGCAGTCGGACAGACGATTGAGGACGGTATAATCAGCGGTCACAGTGTAAGCCGTATGACCGATAAGCTGATTGATTACGTCAAAGATACTGCACCGGGTGGAATACGAACATCAGCCGAAACACTTGTGCGAAGTGAAACGGCGCATTTTATGAACCAAGGTCAAAAGATGGCGTATGAGGAAATCGGTATAAAACAGTATCGTTTTGTTGCGGCACTGTCTGAATTGACGTGTGACAGGTGCGGAAGTCTTGACGGTAGCGTGTTTGATACCGACAAAGCCGTTGAGGGCGAAAACTTCCCACCGATACACCCACGTTGTCGGTGCGTTACGATTATGGCAGACGTGAATTTGACAAGTCGTATTGCACGCGATCCGCTCACTGGCGAAAATTACAAGGTTGACGGAAGTATGACGTTTGACGAATGGAAAAACAGTTTGTCAGATGAACAGAAAAATGCGTTAGAACTTCACGTCAAGCAAATGCGAAACAGGTCAGCGGACAAAGTGCAATATGAAAAATACAGTCAAATTTTCGGCAAGGAATTTCCGAAAACTCTTGATGCTTTTGTGGATATGAAGTATAATGATAGTGACAGATGGGAGCAGTTTAAGTCCGAAAAGCAAGAATGTCTAAACCAAATGGACTTTAAAGATATGAATGGTCTTATCGGAAAATTAGGCAATAAAGAGGCTCGTTTATGGTATAAGGCTCACGATGAAAATATCCCGAATTTGATTGATAAAACACAAACATTAGAGCAACAAGCAAGGCAAGCCTGCACATTGCGTAATACAAACAGAACTAATACAAGAGATTTGATGAAAGATCAAAAATTAAGAAAAGAACTTGATATGAAGTATCCTAATTTACCTTATGAGTTTTATTATAAAAAATATAAAACGGACAAAGAAACAGGAAAAATATATTCTGATGACGAAGTAAACAAAAAGATAATAGAAAAATCTACCACAACAAATAAAAAAGCAGATGAGAAAGCGGGTGTTGACAGATGAAAACATATATTATAAATATAGAATATGGAGTGCAGATAAGAATAGATTGCACAGATAAAGATATGAAAATTTATGATAAATTGGTTTCGTTTTTAGATAACCGTAAAGACGTAAAATGTGTAAAAAAATCTACAACTTTTGAAACGCCTATATCAGATTATGAGTATAAAAATATTCCGTTTTCGGTTTTGTTTGATGAAATGGTTGATGAAACATTTATTTTTGTAGGAAAAGAATATGACTACAAATTAATAGAGCAGTTATTACAAAAGTTAATATAGTCGAATAAAAGCACGTTTTCGGACGTGCTTTTTTGATACACTGAAAGGCGGTGATAGTGTGAGAGTAGGCACAACATACACATAGAAGAAAGGAATGGTGATCCGATTATCTCCCTGTTAGACGTGGGGTTATACGTCTTATTTTTATACCTAAAATTACAAGAAAGGAATGATTTGAATGGCAGATACAGCAGAGCAAACAGAAAATCAAGAGCAAGAGAAGTCCGCAGAGCAGAAGTCAACCGAACAAAAAGACGGCGACAATCAAAAGGCGATTGATGAAGCGATAGCTAAGGCAAAAGCGGAGTGGGAAAAGGAAGTTGAAGAAAAAATAAAAAAAGCCGAAGAAGAGGGCATGAGAAAAGCCAAGTTGACAAACGAGCAAAGAAAAAAAGAGGACGACGACAAGGAACGAGAAGAATTTGAAAAGGCAAAGGCAGAGTTTGAACGTGAAAAAATCGTTGCATATGCCGAAACAGAACTTGCCAAAGTCGGATTGTCTGCCGAGATTGCAAAGTACATTGTAGCAGAGGACAAGGATAGCACAAAGACGGTTATTGACAAGATAAAAGAAAGCTACGACAAAGATGTACAAGCAGGCGTTACCGAGCGTTTAAAGGGCAAAACACCGAATTTAAACGGTGGCAGTGGCGGTCACAACACAGGCAGTTTTATGGACATAATCAGAGAAAATCAAAGATAGGAGTGAAATAAATGGGCTATTTGAAAAATGAATTGACAGGTTTTGTGCCTGTCGAGCAAGCAACAGACATCATCAAAATGGTGACAAGGGGTTCAAGTGTTTTAAGAATGGCGAAAGTCGAGGAAATGAAACACGAGAAAAAGAAGTTTAACGTACTTACAGACGGTCCGGGTGCTTACTGGGTCGGTGAGGGTGAAAGAATTAAGACAAGCGGTGCTACTTGGATTCACCCTGAAATCGAGGCGAAGAAGTTAGCCGTTATTATTCCGGTAACAAAGGAAAAGTTGGAAGATACGACTATCAGCGTATTTGAAGAACTAAAGCCGGAAATCGCAGAGGCATTTTACAGAGCGATTGACGCGGCGTGCATTTTCGGTACAAATTCACCGTTCAAGACAAACATTATGAACGCTATTGACAGTAAGCATATGGTTGTTACGGACAACGCAAATATTGATATTGCTATGTCTGACGCAATGTCGATGATTGAAGAAAACGGCTATGACCCGTCGGGATTTATCGGTCGTATTGGTGTTAAGAATATGCTGAGAAAATTGCGTGACGCAAACGGAGCACCTGCATATGTCAACGGTACAACAGGCGGTGAGCTGTACGGTCAGCCTATCGAATTTGTACGTAACGGTGCGTGGGACAATAAACGTGCCGATATTATCACAGGTAACTTCAAGTATGCCGTTGTCGGTATGCGTGCAGGTATTAATTACGAAATTTTGACCGAGGCTACACTTCAAGGCACTCTTGACAGTGACGGTAAACCGCTATCACTTGCGGAGCAGGATATGGTTGCAATCAAAGCTACTATGCGTTTAGGTTTCCTTGTGGTTAAGGACGACGCATTTGCCGCATTTAAGAACGGTGTTCCGACACTTGGCGAATTGACAGTTGAATCGGTTGCAGGAACAACAGGCAACACTGTTATTACGGTATCGCCAAAGCCTATCGGCGGTCACAAGTTGGTTTACAAGACTGCCGCAAGCACCGCTCCAAGTGTTGCGTATGACGACGATTTGTCGAAGTGGACAGAGTTTAACAACGGTGACGAAATCACTGCGACAAACGGTCACAAGATTACAGTTGCGGAAGTTACCGCAGACGGCAAGGCGAGAAAGTCGGGTAGTGCCGACGTTGTAAGTGGTGAATAATATGGAGCATTTGGGGACACTAAAAATGTTGTTAGGAATAAAGGACGACGAGCAAGACGGCTTGTTGTCCTTTTTGATTGACGACACAATTAATATGATTATGTCTTACTGTCATATTGAGGTTTTGCCCCGTCAGCTTGAAAGTCTTGTTCCGAAGATTGCGGCGGATATGTACAGAATAAAAGGCTATGGGGACAGTAAAAGTCCCGAGGTAGTCAAGAGCGTAAGCGAGGGCGAACGTTCCGTGACATATGCCGAAAATGATAATGATGAGATTTTCAGCAATTATTATAAACGCCTTGATCCGTTCCGTAAACGAAAGGGGCGTGTTCCGAGTGATGTCGGTATTTAGTAGGTTTTATAATAAGGACGTCATAATTGCAGAATACGAGATTGACGACTATACAGGCAAAGCTGAAAAGACGGTATTATCCGAAATCAAAGCCGATGTACAACCGTACAGCGGTGGCAGAGCAAGAGAGCAATACGGTTTGGATATAGAATGTCAAATGCGTATGTTCTGCGATATGTCAGACGACGTAAAGGTCGGTAACAGGGTTGAATATGACGGCGACATATATGATATAACATATGTGCAGAAATGGGACAGCGGTTTGGTAGCAATGCTCGAAAGGAGTAGGCTGAAATGAATTTTTCAATCGAGGGGATAGACGACGTTGTTGACAAGCTGACACAGTATGCGTCGGGCGATAAAATACAGCGAGGTTTGGCAATGGCGGGTGAAGTCGTAAGAGCGCACGCAGTGGCAAACTGTCCTTTTGCAACAGGACGTTTAAAGGGCAGTATCGTAAGCCAAGTGGACGGTGACAGTGTTGCAATCGGTCCGACTGCCGATTACGGTATTTATGTCGAATTCGGCACAGGCTCAAAGGGCGATAAGTCTGTTTCGCATACGTCAAAAAGACACTGGACGTATTACAGTGGCGGTCGGTTTTTTACAACATCGGGTCAAGCTCCACAGCCGTTCCTCGTACCTGCACTGAAAAATAACATCAGCGAGATAATCGCTAAGTTTAAGGAGGTGTATAACTCGTGAAACGAGTTATAGCGAGCAAATACGAAGTATTTGTGTTAGCGTAGGGAGGGTGATACGGTGTATGATATTAACCTTGAATTACGGGATATTTTAAAGCAAATAGACGGTGTAAGTGTATGCTTTGCATATCCCGATAATTTTAATAAATTGCCTGCAATAGCATATTACACGCTAACGGACAAAGGCTCAATGTCATATGACAATACGGTCGTTACGAATGATACGACTGTTCAGATTGATATTTACGCCGATTATCCGCAAACGTGTTTTGAATTGTCGGAGAGGGTATATAAATTATTGACTGATAATGAATATTATCACGAAATGACAATGGACGTACCCAATCCCGACGACAAGAGTATAAAACACAAAACAATGAGATTTACGAAAGTAGTAGAAAGGAATGATTGATTTATGGCAAATACAGAAAAAAGAAAACCACTACCTACAATAGGTGTGGACAAGTACACATTTTTCGCAGTTTTAACAGACACATCAGAGGGTGCAACATATGGTGACCCGTACAATTTGAGAGGTACTGTCGAAATTGCACCGACAGACGCAGGCGGCAGTGATGTTTTTGACGCCGATAACGGTGCGTATGAAACATCAAACTACATTGAAAAATTAGGTCACGACATCACAAATGCCGATATTCCGCCGGAAGTTGATTCAATGTGGCGTGGACTGACACAAAAAGACGGTGTAGTAGAGGTCGGCAACGATACAAAAACCGTTTATTTCGGTGTTGCGTGGAGAATTATGAAATCCGACGGCTCATACCGTTATGTAAGATATTACAAGGGTTCATACAGCTTTGCGTCAAATGTCGGAGGTAAAACAAAAGCGTCAAGCGGTGCACCGGAAAAGCAAACCGCAAAGGCTACATACACAGCCGTACAGCGTGATTTTGACAACAACTATTACGCATACTTTGACGAAAGCGATTTGCCGGAGGGCGTTACAAAGACAGAACTTGAGGAAAACTGGTTTAAGGATATGAACTACTATCCAGTGAAGAAAGCACTTTAAGACAAGGCACGCCGAAAGGCGTGCTTTTTTCGTATAGAGAGGAGCGAGTAACAATGCAAAGAGTATTAACATTTGTACACAATAAAAAGAAGTATGTATCAAAACCGTGGTGTTTCGGTGCGGCAACGTTGGTTGAAAAAGAATATATGGACGTTGCAGAGGGTGAAAAAGTAACGGCTACGTCGGTATGTGCAGATGCCGTTGACTATCTGTTTGAGGGTACAGAGGCGACACAAGATATTTTGGACACGGCTGTTTCAGCAAAAATGAGAATGTGTCGTGAAGTTATGAAGTGGTTTATGGACGATTTTACGGGAAAAAACGAGGAAAGCCTGCCGGAGCAGGCAACCGAAAAGGAAGATTAAGCGATTTATATGGGACAATGCTGAAATATCACGGTATATTGCCGAATGATTTGGCAAAACAAGACCCAAGATTATTACTTGCAGTTATAATCGAGGACGAGGAAGAAGAATATACGGGAAATGACCCGTATTTAAAAATGTTTTATGGAATGTAGTGAGGTGATTTGTAGTGGCTGACGCGGCGGAATTAGTAGTAAGAATAAGAGGTGATGCGTCCGACTTAGAGGCGACAATAAGCAGTGTTGAAAGTGAATTGTCAAAATTGGAGCAGACGCAAAGCAAAAATAATAATACAAGTATAAAAGGTCTTACGGCATATAAAAAGCAAATGCAAGACGCACAAACCACCTTGCAAACAAGCCGTACGGCATTGACGAATACAAAAAAAGCGTATGAGGATAACGTCAAGTCTGTAAATAAAAATGTTACGGCACTGAAAGCGCAGAAAACGGAATTAGATAAACAAATTTCTTTGCGCTCAAATGAGAAAAGGTTGCTGACAGAGGCGAACAAAAGTCTTGACAAAAACAGTGTTTCGTATAAAGACAATCAAAAGGCATTGAATTGGGTAAATACCGAGATTGAGGCATACACAAAGCAAAGTCAAAGTATATCCGATTCTATTCGTACGCAAGAGGCGGCATTGTCGGGAAGTAAAAAGGCATATACCGACGCACAAGCAACCGTAAAAAAAGCAACAGAGCAATACGAGGAATATGAAAAAGGCTTAAAAGCCGCTGAACGTGCAGATGAGGCGCAGAACCTACAGAATACAGGTAAGCGGTGGAAAGAAGTCGGTGAGGGTATAGATACTGTAACTAAACCGTTACAGTATGCGGCGACTGCACTTGCCGCGGGCGGTGTTGCGAGTGCCAAGTTTGCGATAGATTTTGAGGATAGTTTTGCCGGAGTTAAAAAGACGGTTGACGCTACACCGGAACAGTTAGCCAAAATAAAGCAAGGTATTATTGATTTGTCAACAACAGGTATTGACGGCAGAGGCGCGATACCACAGACGGCAACTGAACTAAATGAGCTTGCGGCGGCTGGAGGTCAGTTAGGCATATCCCAAGAAAACATTATCGACTTTACGGAAGTAATGGCACAAATGGGTTCAGCAACAAACCTTGTCGGCGAAGAAGGCGCGGCTACACTTGCCCGATTTATGAATGTAATGGGTACAAGTCAAGGCGAAATCCGTAATATCGGCAGTGCAATCGTTGATTTGGGTAACCACAGTGCGACAACAGAATCGGAAATTGCGGAAATGGCATTGCGTATGGGTAAATACGGTTCGTCTGTACGAATGTCGGCGGCGGACGTGTTGGGTTATTCCGCCGCATTGTCCTCATTGGGAATTGAGGCACAAATGGGCGGTAGTGCGATAGGTCGTACGTGGCTGTCCATAGAAACAGCCGTTGCAAGCGGCGGAGAGGGTTTGACGAAATTCGCAAAGTACAGCGGTAAGAGTGCGGAAGAATTTAAAGAGCAGTGGAATACTGACAGCTCCGGTGCATTTAACGGACTATTAAAAGGCTTGCAGTCTGCCGAGAACCTAACTGTTGCGTTAGATGATTTAGGCATAAACAATACACAGGATATACAGGCTATGATGGCATTAGTCAACGGTTATGATTTAGTAACCGAGAGTGTCAATCGTTCAAACACCGCATACCAAGAAAATACGGCACTGCAAGAAGAATTTAATGCAAAGAATGAAACGACAGCGTCACAAATGAAAATTGCAAAACAGAATATAATAGAGGCGGCAAGAAGTATCGGCGAAACAATGTTGCCGTCAATAAAAGACGCAAGCACCACAGTAGCTGATTTTGCAAAAGGATTGTCGCAAATGGACGACGAGCAAAAACGTGCTGTTGTTAATACCGGTGCTACGGTCATTGCGATAGGTGCTATTTCAAAAGTCAGTGCCGGAGCAATCAAAGGTGTTGGCGGAATTGTTGAGGCAGTAGGCAACATCAAAAAGGCATTTTCAGCCGGTGGAGCATTGGCAAAATTCGCACCTACATTAGCGAGCATAGGTTCTGTTGCCGGACCGGCGGCGTTAGCTGTTGCCGGTATTGCTACAGCGGCTATAGTAGGAAAAGTTGCATATGACAAATGGTATCAATCGCAATACAGGTGGAGCGAGGGGCTATCCAAGGGTAATGAAAAGGTCAAAGAAAGCCTTGAAAAATACAAATCGCTGAATGAAGTACAGGGGCAAATCAAATCGTTAAAAATGGTTATTGAAAGCCCTGAAAGCAGTCAAGAACAAGTTGACAATGCAAAAAGCAAGTTAGAAGAAATAAAGGAAATGCTATCGCAAGAATATAATCTTGTAATCAATTCCGATAATTCTAATTTGGACGACGCTGTTGAACAAGTAACAAAACTAACCAAGAATGAACTGCAATCTAACATAAATAATCAACGTGCCGAATTATCTGAATTAGTAAATAATAATGCTAATTATATACAAACACGACGCGAGGCACAAGAAAATTATAACCAAGAATTAGAATTGCAGACTAAATATTCAGAGGCAAAGTCTAAAGTCAGTGATATTACCGCAAAAATAGCGGATAATGAAATTACTGCGGCTGAGGGATACGAAAAAGCCAAAGAAATATATAAAAATACAATAGGTAGTGACTATGAAAATGCGATAACGGATGAATCCGCTAAAAATGCAGAAAGTGTGCTTGCCTCGATAACTGGTAGTTATAAGGTTGCGACAGGAATACTTGAAGATTATAAAAAACAACTGGATGATTTGGACGGTTCACATCAAGAACTACATGATACAGCAGAAGAACTGTCTAACATGGAGCTTGAATTGTTAAAAATGTCAGTGGCAAATAAGGATAATGAGAGTGTGGAAAAATCATTGTCCGATATGAAAGAATTTATTTCAGCGGGCAAACTGGATATGAACAGTTATGCTCAAGCCGCGGCATTGGCAATGAATGGAGTTGATAATTTAGAGTCTGCGTGGGAAAAAGCGGCAAATGGTGACGGAACAGAATTGAATAATATAATTAACGATTATGTTCATTCAATGCAAAAGTTTGGAGCATATTCAGGTGATATTGCAACAAATGCCGCTTTACTGCAAAACGGATTTAAGACTGTAAAAGAGTCTGCCGAAAACGGTAAACTTGATGTTATTACCGAACAGGCAAACGAATTAGCACACAGCATGGGGCTGATTCCCGAGAATAAGCGTATAGTCATAGATGCCGACGGGAACATTTCGGTAGTAAAGGAACTTCAACAGGCTGTAGATGATGTAAATACAAAAGGTGACGTAAAACTGCAAGTCGGTGCAGAGGGTGATATATCTGTATTAGATACAGCTGATGAAAAATTAAAAGAACTTGTCAAAAATGACGAAGTTCAGATTAAATTTAATGTCGATACAGGCGGTTTTGATATTAACGATTTGAATGGTAATAAGTTGGGTGAAATCACTGCAACGGGTAAAGTTATATGGACTAACGACAGCACAGAACCCGACAACTATACGGCACCACCCAAAGAGGGCAATGTTACATTTAAGAAGAATAGTGCAGAACCTGACGGCTATCAACCAGAAGATAAATTTGCGACAGTCCATTATACTGTTTCTGTTGAGGGTTCGTCTATAGAGGGACTAAGCGATAAAAGTGCTCCTGCGGCACGTTTTGGCAGTACGGGAACGTTCGTCAAAAAGAAAGTCGCAAAAGGTACGCAGAACTTCGAGGGCGGTTTGGCAATGGTTAATGATGAAACGGGGATAAGTGACCCGAGAGAATTAATCGTAGACAAAGGACGTGCATTTATACCGCAAGGAAAGAATGTGTTGTTGCCGTTGTCAAAGGGTGCAAAGGTGTACACAGCGTCACAAACCAAGGCGATAATGTCGGGTATGGGTATACCGCATTACGCAACAGGAAAAGACAATTCGGACGCGTTTACATCAGCCAAGGACGATTGGACGCATTACACCAAAACGCACGCAGTAACGACTGCACAAGAACTTGAAAAGTGGTTAGAATTTCAAGAGAAATTCAAGTCGAACGACAAGGATATTGCCGACATAGAGGAACAAATTTTCTCTATTATGCAGAAACAGACGAAAGAGTTCAACGAACAGTCAAAGGCATACCTTGAAAAACACAGCGCTATAAACGATTGGGGTGATAACGGCGACACACCGCTTGACGCTTTCAAACGTATAAAAGACAGAAATTATCAAGATTTACAAGACGCAATAATCACTTGGGACGAGTATGTTGAAAACGTATCGGACGCGGGCGAAACGCTTTATGACGATATGAAAAACTACTCGGACAGTTGGCTTGAACATCAGCAGAAGTATCACAGTATGTCGATAGACGACTACATTGCAGGTATCGACAGAGAGGCGGAACGTCTTGAAGAATTTTATGCGAATGACGTTATTAATTATCAAAAATATGTCGAGGAAAAGCAGACACTTGAAGAAAAACGTTATGACGCAGTGGCTCAAAAGAATGCTGACGAGTATTCGGCATGGCAAAAGGACGCAGACGCTTGGCAGGAGTTAAGAAGTACATATGATGATTGGGATAAGTATGGTGACAGCGAGGAAGATTTTCTAAAACGCAAAATTGACCGAGTAAAAGAGTTTTACAATGCGGGTAAAATCAGTTTTGAGGAATTTATTGACGACACAAACAAGTACAGTATGGAACTGTACAAGTCGCAATCAAGTGCGGTTGACGAACTGCTCCAAAAGCAACAAGACTATATTTCAAATGTCAAAGACGAATTTTCAAAGCAAGAGCAAGAACTTCGTGACAGTTGGGACATACAGGATCGTAAAACAGATATGTCAGAGGTACAGGCACAACTTGATGTGTATGCAAATTCAGTTACTGATAAGGGGCAACAGAAGTACAAAGAGTTGCAAGAGCAGATGAAACAACTGCAACGTGACGAAGAACTGTATCAGTTGCAAGTCAAAAATAATGCCACTATTGAAAGTCTTGAGGCTGAATACAAGCAAATGGAGGACGGCAAGAAAAACATTCTTACAGGATTGCAAAATGCCGACATCAACATATCTGCATATGTAGCAACGATAACCGATAAGGTTTCGGCGACAGGCGGTAATATAGAAAGTTTGCTAAGTCGAATGCTTGACAAATTCGATAGTTTCAAAATTGAAAATAATTCAATGAGCGACAACAGGAAGATCATAAATAACTTCATGCAAATGACACCGGAAGAAAAACAAGATGCATTGAACAAATACGTAGGATTATAGGAGGAAAGATATGCGTAACGGTTTTGAATTTAACGGCAAAAATACAACGGATTTTAAGCGAGTGACGGTCAGAACAAAGGACCGTCCCGTATTTCCACAGGTAAAGGAGTTTACCGTAAGTGCCGACGAAACAGACGGTGAATATGATTTTACTGATGTGTCGGGTCACGAATATTTCAATACACGAAAATTTCAGATTGATTTTAACATCGGTGCGGACAGTACCGAAGAATTAAACAAAAAGCTAACCGCTATAAGCCGTTGGTTTAAGGGCAAAGGCACGCTTATTTTTAACGATATGCCGTTTGTTAAGTGGAACGTAAGGGTAATGGACAGCGTGTCATATACACCCGAACACGACGGCAGAAAAGCCGTTTTGTCAGTGACGTATAAGGCAGAGCCTTTTTCCGAGTTGATATTTGACGCACTGAACGGACCTTGTCTTGACACCGATATTTCACTTGATACCGAAATTCCGATAGGTCAAGATGAATATTTAACATTAAACGGTAATGGCACATACAAAAACATACCGAATATCGGTGATGTACACGTCAAACCGATTATAACGGTAACAGGTGCAAAAAGTCCGTTTACCATAAGCAATAATGGCAAGAGTATCACTGTTAATTGCACAGGCGACATAGTTATCGACTGCGAGAAAGAAATAGTTTATAGCGGAAATACAAGCCTTATGGCATATGCAGAGGGTGAGTTTTTTGAACTTGCTCCCGAACTGGATAACACGATAACGGTGACAGGCGGCGGTGTCGTGCAGATAAATTACACGCCTAAATTTTTGTACGACGTAGATTTTGATAATATGAAATGGAGTGAATAACATGGCTTTTAAATTACACGAATGGAACGAAACAGACTTCACAGGCGGTTGCCTTGCGTATCTTAACAAGGCGTATGAAGTGGCGGTGTTTGAGGGATTGCAGGAAACGCACACAGTTTCTTTTAAGTACCCTATGAAAGACGAAAAAGCGGAGCTTATAAAGGAAAATCGTATAGTATCGGTCGAAGGACAAGCATATCGCATTACACTTGTAAAGCGAGATTACAGCGGTTCAAGAATTATGACGGTGAAAGCTAACCGAATATTCTATGATGACGCACTTCATCATCACTTGCCGACAATCGGCAACGATACAGACGTGACAAAATCAACAATAGGTGTTGACCCGTACGACGTTATAAAACTTGCGATAGCGGGGACAAAATTTGAACTTATACCCGACAGTGAACTTAAGGAAATGGGTATGACGAGAATAGGCGCAGACGGCGTTAAAATCGACTTTTACCCGACTGATAAGATAAATACATATGACGTGATTCAAAACGTCATAGAGGCTTACGGCAGGGGTGAAATATATTATGACAATTACCGATTTGCGGTTGTGGAGCGTATCGGTAAGGATAACGGCGTGAGAATGTCAATAAAGAAGAATATGACAAGTCTTTCAGTCGAGAGAAACACACAAGAGCTGACGACAAGACTGTATATGTACGGCAAGGATGATTTGACGATTTCATCTGTAAACGGCGGTAAGCCGTACATTGACAGTAAAGAGGGTATCGAGAAGTACGGTATTCGTGAGGCGTACCGAGATTACAGCGATTACGATGACCCCGAAAAGCTAAAGGCGTTTGGTGAGTGGGACTTAAAGGGTGAGGGTAATGATTTTAGACTTGACCGCCCTCAACTGACAATCACGGGTGACGTGGTTGATTTGAGTAAACTTGCCGAGTACGGTGATTTTTATAAAATTGCGTTGGGCGATACAGTACACGTTTTTGAAGATAATATCGAACATAAACAGCGAATTGTATCAATGACGTATTACCCATACAGTGCAAAACAGCCGTCAGTAACAATCGGTCAGCCTACATTGGCTAATGCGTATTACCACGCGTGGTATATGGGTAAGCTGATTAAAACTATTCAGAAAAATTCGGGCAGAGCGAATAAGCTGAAAACAAGCTATTTTCACGGTACGGTGAACAGTACCCAAAACCCCGTTAGGTCCGATAATAAACAGTTACTGTTGGATGGTGATTTACTTTCAATAAAAGATAGTAAACGCATACGAATTAGAATAGGAAACTATAACGGGGAATTTGTATTTATTATCTATGATGTTAAGGGTAACAAGGCTGTTTATTTGAATGAGGACGGTGAGGCTGTTTTCTCAGGTACGATTGAAACTATGCAAGACTGTATTATTCAAGGTATGTTGCGTGTTGGTATGGCGGGCAACAATACCAAAGGTATTGAGTTCTACGGCGATACATATTCAAGTCAGTCGGAATGTTATGCAAAAATGTTGCCTTATGTTGATGTGGGCGGTGAACTAAAAGGCATTAATATTGAGGGTGGCTTATGGCTGAATGGTTACTATGTAGCGAATGAAAATCAAATTGGAGACCTAAGAAAAAGAATAGCACTTTTGGAGGGAAAAATTAACGAACTAAAAAACAGTTTGAAATAAGTACAGATATTTTACATTAAAAGTATGTTGACAAAGTTGTTGTATATGTGGTAATATTAGGTAGAAAGGGGATGTATTCAAATGAAAAAAATTACAAGTAACATCGCTTGCTTTATAAGTGGAATTGTATTAGCAAGCACCGTAGGAGCAATAGCAGCCACATATACAGCTACACCTAATGAGTTTCCTATAAAAGTGAACAGTCAAGATGTTCAAATGGAAGGGTATAATATTGACGGTAGTACATATTTCAAATTAAGAGATATAGGCGACCGTATGGGGTTTGATGTAGGTTTTCAAGATAATACAATATATGTAGGAGATATGCCGGCTGCAAATACCACACAAAACGAAACTGGTCCAATCGAAATTAGTGTTACCGATTCGGGGGAAAAGACTAAAGGTGGATTATCACTGTATAAAGATGATAATGCTGAAAGTTACTTTTTGCTGACGGACATAAATTCTCAAATGTTAGACATAAAACAAGATAAATTTGATATGTGGATTGTAGGGTGGACAGATGATAAAACCTATTGGAGAATTGAATTTATCAATGTTACGAATGATTATATGTGGGACAATGATTTGGTTTATGCTTTAAATGGAGGAAGGCTATATACTTCAAACGGAAGTTATTATATAAAATATGACGATTTTCAGAATATGACATCGGAAATCGGAACCGTAGACGGAAAACCAAATGAAAAATACGAAATAGTAAAGAACAACAGAAAATAAAAAGCAAAGACACCTCGTTATGGGGTGTCTTTTGTGTTGGAAATATTTTGATACTTTTCATGTTTTGACAATAGATAGATAATATAATCTATCACTTGTTTATGCTCTTCTTCATCTAACTCTTCCAATAGTGCGACTATAAAATTTTTAGGTATGGATAGATATTCTTTTATTAATGATTGATATAATTTAGAACGAGCATCTTCATAAAAATCTTTAGAAACGTTTTCATCAACGCCTAATAATTCGTCAGTGGAAATATTCAAATATTTGGCTATTTCAGCGACAACATCAGCACGTGGAAGTTGCAATCCTGTACAGTACCTTGAAACGGATGGAGCCGCCAAGTTTAAGTCTGAGGCTAATTTAAACTGAGATATGCCTTTTTCTTTAAGTAGTCGTGATAGGTTTTCTGAAAAATTTGACATAATATATCCCTCCTTTATAATTATATTATAGCATTATAATTTCAAAAAAACAATTAAATTACTTATATTTTATTATAATTAAGAATAAAATAATAAAAATGAAATAAATGCTTGACAAAATAAAATAAAAGTAATATAATAAATTACAGAACGGAGGTGAGTGTATGAGTTATACAACAAAGAATTTGCAAAAATATCGCATGGAGCAAGGATTGTCGCTTTCTGAATTGTCATATAAGGCACAAGTGACGGCAAATCAAATATCGCTACTTGAAAAGCAAAAAATTAAAAGACCACAAGCCGCAACCATACGAAAGCTTGCAGAGGCATTAGGCAAACCAATTACGGATTTTATTGAAAAGGAGGAAAACTAAGAATGAATAAGTTGCAAAAATTTACAGACGAAGAATTTGGCGAGATTAGAACAGTCACTATTGACGGAGAGCCATATTTTGTAGGCAAAGATGTAGCGGAGGCTTTAGGCTACGCAAAGCCGACAGACGCAGTTAGAAAGAGAGTAGAAGATGAAGACAGAGGTATCTCCAAAATGGAGACCCCCTCAGGATTTCAAGATTTAGTGGTGATTAACGAAAGTGGTTTATATGCTCTCATATTCGGTAGCAAACTTGAAAGTGCAAGAAAATTTAAACATTGGGTAACATCAGAAGTTCTTCCGAGTATTCGACAAACGGGCAAGTATGAAATGCCTACATATCTTAACCCTGCGTCAGCAGGTGGCGTTGCAAGTTTGATTAATACCTTTGCAAGAGGTCTAAAGGAGCAAGGGTGTACTCCCGAAGTTGTTGCTACTCAAATTGAGCGTATAGGCAGACAGTGCGGTGTTGATGTGATTGAAAATTATGTGTTGCCAAATCCATATAAGCAAATGTCATTGTTTGAGGCAACAGAACAATGAAAAAAGAAAAGCAAAAAAATAACGATAACACGCAAACCAAAGCAATCGTTATCGTTATCAGTACAAGACGTTTCCGTCTATAAGATATTATATCATAGATTGAAACTCTTGTCAAAGCAAAATTTGAGAGGAGAAGTTTAATGAATAATTTACAGATTGTAAAATCAGCACAATTCGGAGAGGTACAATGTGATGTGTACTCAGATAGTCAAGATATGTTTATGACAAGTGAACAGCTTGGAACATGTCTTGAATATAGCGACCCTATTAGAAATATAAATAAGGTTGTTTCAAGAAACGAATATTTAAAACAACCTGAATTTTCAACAGTGGTCAAATTGACCACTGTTGACGGGAAACAACGTGATGTGAGAGTTTTCACAGAGGATGGCATATATGAAGTTACAATGCTTGCTAAGACTGCAAAGGCAAAAGAGTTCAGAGCGTGGGTAAGAAAGCTACTGAAATCTTTAAGAAAAGGCGAAACGGTTAATATTGCAACAGACCACTTAAAAGAAATTGAATTACAAGCAAAACGTGACAGAGCCACCGCAATGTTGCTTAATGCTCAAAATCGTATGATAAAAACGCTTTTATCGAACACTAAGGACAAAAACTTATCACAGATTGCGATTGATGTTATGGGCATTAAAGCGGTGGAGCAGATAACGGGTAAGAATATGAACCAGTATTTACCCGAATGTGAAAAACTTTATTCAGCAACCGAAGTCGGTGGAATGTTCGGCGTATCGGCTATGAAGATTGGCAAGACTGCCAATGCAAGCGGACTTAAAAATGATACATATGGTAAAACTGTTATGAGCAAGTCAAAACATAGTTCTAAAGAAGTACAACAGTTTTTATACAATGAAAAAGGTGTACAAGCTTTAGGCAAGATTTTGGGCAAGACCGTTAAAACGGCGTAGGAGGAATTTGTGATGAAAAGTGAATTGATAAATCAAATTTATGCAGACGTTTCACAGAGCGAGGAATATCAAAAATCAGAAGAAATGAAACAGTTAACTAAAATACAAGATGAGCAGGGGAAAGCCATAAGAAAGACCGTAGGGGATAGAATGTATATAAACAATATTGATGGATTTGTTTCAGCGTCGGAGGCTGGTTGTGAACGTTACGGTTTTATTTTGGGTTTTAAATATGCAATGCGACTTATACAAGAATGTTTCAATCCAACAGGACAGAATATATGAATCGGAATTAAGCACCTTTTGGGGTGCTTTTTCTATGCAAAAAAGAGGTGACACAATGTACAGAAGAATACCACCATAGCACGCGAACGGCGTGTTTTTTTAATGAGATCCCAATCAATTACGATTAGAAAGGAATGATAAAATGAAATTAAATTTTAATTTTAGCGGAAAAACGCTGTTAAAGGATTGGTGGAAGATTGTTCGTGATAATTTCACGGCAATTCAGACCGACCACAACACACTGTCCGACAAATTGGACACAGAAATAACGCAACGCACCAACGCTGATGTAGGTTTGGCAGACAAAATCACAGCCGAAAAAACAGCGAGAGAAAGTGAATATAGTTCGCTAAGCAGTCGTATAAACAACGAGGTAACAATACGACAGGCGGCGGATAATGAACTGCAACGTAATATTGACAGTGAAATCACCGAAAGGCAGACGGCGGATACCAATATTTCAAATTCAGTGAAAGCCGAAGAATCAGCAAGAAAAAGTGCTGACAAAGAATTGAAAGCACGTATTGATGAAATCAATGCGAACACCGAAACAACTATACTGTTTGGCGACAAAAAGCAACATACAGTAAAATTTGTTGCACCGAGTAAGCCTACACTATATTTTGACGGACAACAAGAATATTATGGCGAGAGTATGGCGGTTGATATTACACTGAAAGACGCGTTTTGCATTGACGGGAAACAGATTGCCGGAACGTTTTCAGAACCGTGTATAAATGTACCGATAGACGGCATTTATATTGTTGTTCGCTATGATTTTATTAAAAATACGTGTAGTATATCATCAAATTCTACATCTGTACCGTCGGCAATTTCGGGTGATGTATGGACATTTACATTGTATCATATTGACGATATAAATTTAGAAATGAAGATAGACAGCGAATCGCCGACAGGGGAAAGATATGAATTTATATCTGCGTCGTTTGACTATGTCATAGAAAACGAAAATACCACAGGCGACAGTTATTTCATAACCAATACATACGAACGTGTTCGTACATTGGCAGATTTGGCAACTGTCAATAAAAATTCATTTATTGACGCTGTAAATGAAAATGCAAAAAATATTACGGACATCACCAAAAACCAAATATTTGTCGTGTGTGACGGCGACCACGATGAACTGAAATTACAGGCGGCGATAGATAGTGCACCGTATAAAAGTATTATCTATCCTGTAGGTGAATTGTGCGTTATCACAAATGCAAATATGATGTCGGGTTATGGAATGACTGGAACCAATAACGGCGTGGCAATTCCGTTAAAGGGCGGTATGACGTTAGACGGTTCAATGTGCGATACAATTATGTTCAAAAACACAAATCCTGTCGCAAAACAATATGTTTTTCATCTGCCGGAAGACGCTAAAATACAAAATGTAAAATTTACAGAGGACACGGACACAGTAACGGCGGACACAGTAAATCCGACAGTATTATCAGCGCAAAGTAGTTCACAGATAATATCCTGTACATTCTACGATATATTCAGTACACATCAATTCGGTGTATCAACGTTTGAAATGAGCAACGTTCTGTTTTTGAACAACGTCATAGATACGTTCGCAGGTGCACCGGCAAATAATTTGACATACGAAATAAAAATCGCAGGCAATTCGTTTGTTATGGGTAACAAATTTTTGAATTTCACGCAAAAAGAACAATCGTTAGGATATATGCTACAGGCGTCAACCGTTATATTTGTAAACAATTATATGTCCGGTTTTACAAATTGCAGTATTGATATAGGCAAAAAAATAGTAGGCAATATATTTAAAACGTTTACTGATTGCAGTATCGATATAAATGGCGAAATTTCGGACAATGAATTTGCAGCAATTACACAGAACACAAAAACACCGTTTATATACACCAAGGGGATTACATTAATCAGCGGAAACAGAATGCCTGTTATAAAAATTAATTCCGAATATATCGATTTTATCGAATGCGGAAATTATGCCGTTATATGCGGAAATTATATGCACATTTCCGCAGGCCCTACGTCGGGACAGTGTAACTTAATCACCGCCGGCAGTAAAACGTTCATAGCAGATAATATGTTTAGGGCAATGACACCCGTAACGGCAAATGCAGATTTTTCAATTATATACAGCGACGGTAAAACAGTAGTCAAAAATAACGTGACAAACGCAACATCAATCGGAACGTTCGGCGATACGTGCGTTGTTGACGGAAATGTGACAGGGTGGTGATATTATGTACAAATTTTATATGAAAAACGGAACGGCATATTTTTATGAATGCGGTATTGAAATAGACGGCACAGTGTACGGAATACATACCGACAGGGATATATTGCGTATAAAACGCAATGTTGTAAATAACAAATTCGCTGAAAGCGAAGAAGATTTTGATATGAATGTAGAAATCGCAAAAATTCAGCATACGGACATAACGTTGGAACAGCCGACAGCTGAACAGTTGGAACAGATACAGTCAAAAACATTTGACAGTATGTCGGATATGAAACAGCACGTTCAGTCTGTTATGAGCGGTGACGAAACAATGTCACAGGACGAAATCAACGCAATGCTGATGTTACAGATTGCGGAACTGAAAGCAGGTGTTGACAGTGAATAAAGCGTTAATCAAGAAGTACTATCAAATGGGTATTTACAAAGAAAAACATTTAGATATATTCGTCAAAGCGGGATATATCACAGAAGACGACAAAAAAAATATGGAGGGCTGATATGGAGGCAGAAAACGAAAAAGAAGTGTGGGAGCGTCTGACTGCCGTAGAGCAGTCCACCAAGTCGGCACACCACAGAATTGACGGTATCGAAAAACTGACCGAAAGCGTCCACATCATAGCTACGGAAACTAAGGCAATGCGTGAGGACGTAAACGATATTACATCACGGGTAGACGAAATAGAAAAACGTCCTACAAAGCGATACGAAACGGTAGTTACCGCCATTATTACGGCAATAGTGGGCGGTTTGATAGGTTATTTTGTTAAAATGTTGGGTTTTTAGTATTTTAAAATTTAGGAGGTATGTAAAAATGAAAGATTGGTTTAAAGCGGCAGGAATAAGAGCAATCAAGACGATTGCACAGACAGCGATTGCGACAATCGGTACGGCCGCCGTACTGGGTGACGTCAACTGGGTAATGGTTGCGTCAGCGGCGGCATTGGCAGGTGTATTGTCATTGTTGACATCAATCGCAGGTTTACCGGAAATTCAAAACAAAGATTAAAAAGGAGGAATAAAATATGACATTACAAGATACTGTTGCACTGATGAACAGTGCAGATTACAAGGAACGTTTCAAGGCGGAATATTATCAGTTGGAGAATCGGTTCAAAGGGTTAAAGAAAATGTTGGAGGAATGGGACAGGGGAAAACTAAAATTTTCCCCGACGTGTCCACGCAGTACATATAACATACAACTAAACGCAATGGCTGACTATTTGGCAATTTTAGAGGCGAGAGCAGTAATGGAAGATATTGAATTGAAAGAGGTGTAATGAAATATGACAGATAAAATTTTTATAAACGCAGTAAAAACATTAATCGCAAACTATTTTAACAACAATGTTGATGTGACAGACGGTAAGAAAATCACCACAGATGATGTGTATATCGTGTGGAGCTGTAAGACGTTGCAGAATTTCAAGGCGTTGGCGTCAACAACCGTATCGGACGGAATGTATTACGAAATTACATACAACGGTGATAAAAATGAGATGTATTTTGACGCATACAAGAAGTGGAAGAATATGACCGTAAAGGAGTGGTGATAATGTCGGCGATAGATAAATTGATACAAATAGCCAACGCAGAGGTTGGCTATTTGGAAAAGTCAAGTAATTCACAGTTAGACAGCAAGACAGCAAATGCCGGTACTGCAAACTATACAAAGTATTGGCGAGATATTAAACCCGAATACCAAGGACAACCGTGGTGTGCGTGTTTTGTAACGTGGTGTTTTACCAAGGCATTTGGGAAAGATAATGCACAGAAATTATTAAAACATTATCCGTATGTGTATTGTCCTACAATGGCAAGTCTGTTTACGTTAAATGCCAATCCAACAGTGGGCGATATTGTTATATTCAAACACAACGGAACATTTACGCATACGGGAATTGTTACAGGCGTAAACGGCGATTATTTTACAACGATTGAAGGCAACACAAACGGAGGTAGTACCATTATTGCAAATGGCGGCGGTGTTTGCCGAAAAAGTTATTATAACAGTAATTTACCGGGGACAAAATTCTGTACACCGGATTGGAGTATAGTCGAAGAAAGTGAGGATTTAACAATGTCACAGTACAATGAATTAAAATCATTAATCGAAAAACAGGCGGTGGAAATAAATGATTTGCGTAATGTAAATCAACAGTTGGTAAACGTGGTGCAAACTACAATGGTTTATGATTATGTCGACGACAATATGCCCGATTGGGCAAGAACGGCGGTTCAAGCTGCAATGAGTTTTGGTGCGATCAGAGGTGACGAAAATGGTCGACTTGGACTGTCGTATAAAGATTTAAGGGCAATTTGTAGAGAGTACAGATGCGGTTTATATAATAGGTAGTTTTAAGGGTGGTGTGATGCCACCCTTTTTAAATTACAATTTATTTACAAAACACTAAACAATATTGTAATTATATACCATATGTTGTATTATGTTACATAGGGGAGAGAAAGGATTAAGATATAATATGTATATAATTACGCAAGAAGAAAAGAAGATTGAGGATGTAGTAAAAACGACGTACGGTATTCAATGTGAGGGAATGACAATTGATGATGTATCGACGAATAAAGAGGAAGTAATACGGCTAATAGACAAACTGAACAAATACGAATTGTCATCATGCCATTTGCAAGATGTGATTGAAGATTTTATAGTGCATTAATATAGTGATTTTTGTACACGTTTTTTACACGTTTACACGAAAAATGTACAAATTTTATGTGAATGACGAAATAAGTCAAAAGTGGCGAGAACGGCTTAAACAGTAGTGTTTTGAATGATTTTAAAGAACAATAAAATAGGGATAAAATAGTAAAAATAAATCCTGTTATCCGCACCACGTCAGAGTAAGCGTTATAATCGCTTACTCTGTTTTTTTTGTCTTGAATTGTCAAGTCAAATGCAACGATATATCAAAATAAACTTCAAAAGGCGA